AATCCAATACTTAATTTCTTTTTCATATTTATCCCCCTTTTATAAGTTATTACCATATTATTCTACCATTTTCCTTATATTATTTCAATTATCTACATATATTTGAAATAAATTTATGGAAACTATATAATTAAATAAAATAAGGGTAGCAAGTTTTACCTCACTACCCTCTAAATCTTATTTTAAATGTTCTAATACTGCCTGTGCAGTTTCATTTCTTCCTGGACCATAATGGTGCTTTGAAGCCTTCATATCTTTTAATCCACCACCAACAGCATGTACAGAAGTACCCTTTATAAACCCTTTGTTGTACTCTGTATCACTAACACATACGGAGTCTTGCCCTCTAGCATTAAGAATCCTATTGAAGAACTCTGCTGTATCTTTATCTGCAGTACCTTCTTTATATACAATTACATTTCTATAGTTTTTTACATTAACAGTGTTGTTAGTCTTAATAGCAATTCCAAAATGTTTAAGTATTCCATGAGCTATCACTACTCCATTTCTCTGTTGCTCTACTTCTGTATCTGCAATTTGTACATCTAGTTTATTATCTAAGAAACATACTTCAATTATTACTGCATCCATATTAGTGTTACGGATCACATGGTAATAATCCTTATTATCTGTTCCTCTCTTCTCATAGACTTTCTTTTGTTGTCCTAACTCAGCAGCCATTTCATCTAGGATTGAATTTGCAAGTGCTTGGCCTTTACCTCTGTAAATAGAATGTATTCCCTCCCCTCTATCTCCACCACCAGCATTATGATGTATAGATACAAAATAATCTACACCTAGACTGTTAGCCTTAGAAGTTCTTGCATCCAAAGATACAAATATATCTGTTGTTCTAGCTTCATTAACAGTAACGCCATGCCTTCTTAATTCTGCAGTACAACTAAGTCCAGTAACTAAATTCGCAGTTTTCTCTACTACACCATTCCCAACTGCTCCACTATCACTTCCACCATGTCCATAATCTAAAAATACCTTTGCCATAATCTATTCCTCCTTAAATTTAAATAAAATAAAAGAGTGAGATTCCTCCCACTCTGTAAACTACTCTTTAGATATTTGTTTAATTAATTGGTTGCCATATACTGCAGCTCCAGTTACTAATATACCTTGTATAACACTATCCGCAGTAAAACCTTTCATTACCCAGACACTTAATATAATACCTATAGGTAATAAAATTACTGGAATGTACTTATCTTTTATCCTCTCAGTGTTCTTAAGTATAGCTCCAATAACTAATAATACTGGTATAAGTATTAAAGCATTTTCCGTAATGTAATTAATAATTTCCATAATTATCTCTCCTTCTTATTTAAAAATATTGTTTTGAATTGCATAAAAAAAGAACCCTACAAAGGATCCTATTATTAAACCTATAAACCACTTCATTACAGTTGTTAAAGATTTAAGGTTTTCGCATAGATTTTTAAGTTCTGTCTTTAATGCAACACTATCCTGTTCAAGCTTATCCAATCTCTTACTATGGTCGTTTACCCTAGTATCAAGGACTCCAACTTGATGTTTAATTAATTCATCATTCATATCACACCTACCTATTTCAAAATAAAAATACCGCATATTCGTGTTGAATAATACGGTATTGTCAATACACTACTTTTGTGAACTTTATAGCGGTTATATTATAATTCTATCCTCTAGGCGCATACATAATTATAATAACTCCTATTAATGCTATAAATCCTCCAATTAAATCAAATTTATCAGGAGTTATATTATCAATTTTCCACCCCCACAAAATTGATAGAACAATAAATATTCCTCCATATGTAGCATATACTCGTCCAAAATTAGCATTTTCAGGCTGTAATGTAGGAATAATACCATACAAAATTAGCACTATTGCTCCAATTATCCCATACCAGAGATGCTTCCCTTCTCTAATCCATAGCCATACAAGATAACCTCCACCAATCTCAAATATTCCTGCTAGTATAAAGTAAAACATAGATTTTATAAATTCCATTCTATCACCCTCAAAAACAAATTTCTATTTTATTTTAAGTATACAATAAAAATTTGTCAAAACCTATAATTGGATACTTTTCGTATAGTATAATTTCTTCTCCACACTTACTACATTTATGTTTAAATTGTATTGGTTCAGTAAGATAATTATTTTCCCCAGTAGGTATCATTTCACCTTCTTTACAACTATCGCAAATATACTTTACTGCAATTGGAGTTATTGTAAATTTCTTTTCCATATTACACCATCCTTTAATATTTTTTAAAATTAAAAAGAGACTAGATTTCTCTAATCTCTTATCCAACCACTTGATAATATTGTTCTTCATACCCGATACGATAGCCTATAATCCTAAAATCTACTTTTCCAGTATATCCTTGTACATAAAAACTAGTTCTATCCTTAGATACTATATCAACATTATGATTACTACAGAATACTGCATAAGTAGATATAGTCTTAAGGAATGTACTATCTAAAACTACTGTAGTTCCTTCCTCTTGTACATCTATATCGAATAGTACACTTTCTAAAAGTACCTGAGGACTATCTATAGGAGACATTCCTAAGTTAACTCCATCTAATTCTATAGTTCCTCCTGCTTTAGTTCCATTGGTATAAAATATGTGCTTTTGTACACCATTAACTAAAAAGCTCACTGTCCCATCAGCTAGCACTCTTATACCAGTATCAACTGTTTTACTAATGTACATCCTAAAAGTACCACCAGCACAATCTATCTTGCATTGATTCGCAAAGTAAGTTGTTGCTGGAACAATAGAGAGATACCCAGTAGTAAATTCATAGTATCTGTTCCCATTTTGAAATATTGACACGTCATTAGTTGCTACATATAAATAGTTACTAGCGTTCCATTTTAAACGAACTGCACTCCCTATACCTTGCTCATTTTGATATGTTGCATCCAAGCTACACCCTTCAAATAAGTGCAAAATTGGATTGGCTGGATCTGCATAAAGATTACCACGAACCATTAAGTTTCCGTTAGAATCCCCTTTAAGTACGGATGCACCTGCTCTATTTCTAACATCTATTGCTCCGTTGAAAATAGTTACCCCATTGGCATCAATTTGTGTGGAACCATCTATTAACTCACTTGGATGTGGACTCCATACTGCTACATCACCATCACATAAACATGGTTTTTCTAGAGATGTAACTACATACCCTGTCGTACCAGCCACTCTATTAAATTCAAAATAAATCTGTGTCTTAGTAAAGGTTACATCAGGCACAGTAAACGTATGATTCTGTCTTTTACTCTTGTCATTTATAATTGTTAATCCTGTTGCAGACACCCATGTACTTCCGTTATAGTAGTCAATTACACATCTCACAGTTACATTCTGTTCTCTCCATGATTTTAAAGATAAAGTATATGTTTTGTTTTTAATTAATGTTTCACTTAATACTTGGAGAAACACTCCTCTATTTCCAGAACCCAGTTGAATAGCTATACAACCATACTCAGGCATAAAATAGCTATCATTGCCCCTGTAAACACCTACATTAGAACCACCCCAATTAACAGTATCTTTATTCGCAAAAGCACTATTCTTTAAAAGATTATACCCACCACTAGATGTAAACTTTGCTACAATACTGTTCTCAGTTTGAGTTAAACTACTTTTTGTGGCGTAAGTCAACGTAGCATCATTTTTGGACACAAAATCCTTACTTACTTCTAATTTTATACTATCAGCCTTTTGACTTATAGCTGAATTCATGGCTGAAGTAGTAGCATAATTAGTTTCTATATTAGATACTCTCTGTGAAAATCCATCTGCAGTTTGCTTCGCTTCTGTAGCCTTAGATAATGCACTATTTGCAGTAATTGTTGCACTAGATACAGTTTCTATAGTTCCATCTAAGTCTCTTCTTACTTCATTAGTCTTTGTTTCTACACCAGTAATTTGACCAGTTAATGCATCTATATTACTTGTATGGCTACTAATTACACTATTTATAGAGTCCACTGTTGCTACTGTGGAGTTATAAGCATCTTTAAGTTGTATATTCTGTCCATCTTTAACTATTGTAGTGTTGGAGATAAGAGTACTTATCTTTCCTTGTTGAACATTAATAGCAGTAGTATTACTCTCAGTAGTAGTTTTTACTCCATCAACCTTAGTGTCTAATTGATTAAAAGCCACATTTAAAGTCTGATTATTTTCATCTAGCAATACTTTACTTGATTTTAGAGTATTTGTATTAGTATCTGCATTAAACTCTTCTGTAAAACTATTGTAATCTATCTGCTTGCCACCTACTGCATTTTCAGATATCATATTACTTTTTATAAGGTCATCACCTATAGCATTTTCTTTAATACCTGTGTGATCTATAAGGGTAGTTGTACCATCTTCTCCACGTAAAATAAAATTAAAATTTCCTAGAGCATCTTGCCCCATCTGTATTCTAACTCTATTATTTTTATCCTTAAATTGTTGCGTAGCTCCTACTATCTCAATTCCACCATTGTCAGATTTTATCCTAAATTTATTAGTAGAAATATCTCCAGCAAGAATTTTAGAAACATCTAAATTCTCAATCATGGCATTCTTTATAAATCCATTGGCTACGGTTACTTTGTCTGAACTTAGTATTAAGGATTGGATATTATTAGATGTAAGGTTACCATTAACAAGAGTCTTAATATCTCCTACACTACTTTCTAATATCTCTATTCTTCCTACACTAGCAGTTAAATCTGTAATATTAGCCTTGTTAGCCTGGAGATTAACTATACTTGCTTCAACTGCATTTAATTGTGTTATATTAGCTTTTGTAGCTTCAATGTTCCCAACTCTTATCTCAACTGCATTAAGAGTGCCTACATCTGCTTTCTCTGCATACAATTTATCTATTCTAGCATTAACCACAGTTAAGTCTGTTACTCTAACTACATTAGCTTCAAAGTCCTTTATCTGCTCTGTTTTAATAGCATTAATTGCACTACCATTAACAGTCCCGTTATCTATAGTAATATTACTTACTGTGTCTACAGTATCGTTATATTCCTTCTGTATGTCTGTAAAACTTAGAATACCATTAGCTATCTCGCAATTATTTCTATGTGGTTCTTCGGGATACTCTGTAATTTTTACGATACGTTGTTTTTCTTTAATACCTTTATCCTTAGATATAAGAGTAATGGTATCTCCAAGTCCATAGGCTAAGATACTATACTTATTACTTGTATTAGCTAAGTCTATTATGTCAGCTCCATAACTCCTGTAAGGCTTGGATATTTCCTCTAGCTTGGCTATAGCATCTTCTCTTAGATTTTCTAGAACTGTGTACCTTTCATCTTTCCAAATTAATGTTTTTTTCTTAGAAGAATACTGATAATTTTCTACTGTAACTTTTAGATCATCTTTTCCTATAGCTATCATCCTAGTATAGAAGTCATAACTGTTAGATTGGATATCTAAATTACGCAAATTAA